CAAGACGCATCAACCTTCCGATGGGAGTTCGCCTGATTACTAAAAGCGGCCGATATGAAGCGAGAATTGGCTTTCACGGTAATCAATTGACGCTCGGCGCCTATGACACACCGGAGGCCGCTCACGCAGTTTATCTGGCAAAACGGAAGGAATTGTACCGTGAGTGGGCCTGAAATTTTCGACTGTCGTCAGGGCTCGGATGAGTGGGCAAAGTTGCGGTGTGGCATCCCGACCGCATCCTGCTTTTCGCAGGTGCTGGCCAAGGGCGAGGGCAAGGTGCGCTCAACCTACATGCGCCGCCTTGCCGGCGAGATCATCACCGGCCAGCCGGCCGAGATATTCAAATCACCCGAAATGGAACGCGGCAACCGAATGGAAGACGAGGCCCGCGCCAACTACGTTTTTGGCTGGAACCCTACCAGGCCGACGCTGGTGGGCTTTATGCGCCGCGCCTATGTCGGCTGCAGCCCGGATGCGCTCCTAGGCGATGACGGGGTGCTCGAACTGAAAACGCAAAAGCCCGAATTGCTGATTGCAACGCACGATGCCGGGGCGAAAGATCAAAAATGGTTTCCACCGGAACATATGGCCCAGTGTCAGGGCGTGCTGCTGGTCAGCGGACGCAAGTGGGTTGATCTCTGCGTCTACTGGCCGGGCATGCCGATGTTCGTGCGGCGGCTTGAGCGCGACGAAACATATATCGACATGTTGATGGACGAACTTGCCAAATTCAACGCCGAACTACAGGCCATGGTCGCGCGCGTGCGCGCCTACGGACAGAGGGTGGCGGCATGAAGGAAGCATCCGCGGAACAGATTGTGAGGTTCCTCACAGGAGGCAACATGAGCGACAAGCAACTTCGCAGCGATCTGATCGACCGCATCAAGGACAAACACTCCACATGGTGGAACGACAGCTTGGAGCTATACCGGATGGCCGGCCTCAAGCCGTCCGCATTTGGCAACGATGTGCTGACCGTGTTGTCCTACCAGATAGTCTGGATGCTCGCCCATTATAAGGTTGATCTGGATGTCTTCATCGAGGCATTGCGGCACTCGTTCAAGGCTTATCAGGACATCAAAGAATGAGCACGCCCCCGACATTCACCGCGAGCAATGCGTACAAAATGATCGTGGACAAAGAAAAACAAACGCGCACGTCCGAGCAAAATCGGAAAATGTGGGCGATGCTGGGAGAGATATCCGAGCAGGCCACCTTGCGCGACCAGCAATGGACGCCCGAGCAATGGAAGGCCATTTTCATGCAGGAGCTTGGTTATAAGGTTGAGGTATTGCCAACACTCAATGAAAAAAGCTGGTTCCCGTGCGGCCATCAGTCGAGCAAGATGAGCACATCGCAAATGGCCGAACTCATCGAGTTGATGTACGCCGAAGGCACACAGCGCGGCGTCAAATTCGCCGACGACGTGGCCGACCATGCGCGTTGAACGCGTTGAGTTCAGTGTGAAGGTTAGGAGCCAAGCCTATGAACGAGCAGGGGGGAACTGTGAGCAGTGCGGATTGCCGATCGGAGGAGAACGGCCAGAGTATCACCACCGAATTCCCTGGGAGATTTCCCGCGACAGTTCACTGTCGAATTGCGTTTGCCTGCACAAACGATGTCATCGAGAAATTACTCGATCAGATATCAAGGACATTGCAAAAGGCCGACGCATCCGACGTAAGCGTAGCGGTATCGATAAGCCCGGAGGCTTTCCGACCAACCGCAACAAACCGTTCAAGCGCAAGCTGGATGGCACCACTGAAAGGCGGCGATGAATGATCCCGCAATGGGCGCCGGCATTTGGCTGGATACTGTTTTGCATCGCGTGCGGCACGCTGCTGGCGATCGTGCTGCTTGGCTGTCAGATGCCGCTGCGATGACCGACGAAGAACGCCAGCGGTTTGCACGCAGATTGCGGGAACGCGACGCCGAGATCGAGCGGCTGCGGGCGTTCATTGCTGAACTGACAGCCGATTGCCCAATCTGTCACGGTCTAGGATGCCCGCCTATAGGGTGTGGCCGCGCCCTGGAGCCAAAGCCGTGACCAATGCGCAGACGCTATTCCTTGTGCTCAGTCTGCAATGGGCGAGCTATCTCGGGGTGTGGCTGCTCTGCATCTATGGCGACCGTCGCGCCCTGGAGCCAAAGCCATGACCGACAAGCCGATCTTCCCCGCTGAAATCTTGGCCAATAGATCCAAAGCTTGGAGAGATATATTGCGACCAAATACGCCGGGACCGTGGACGGTCGAAGAAGCTCAGACCATTCTAAAGGGCGCGATCTATTGTACGCGATGTGGCGAACAATTGAACCCGCATCGTGCCGTATGGCTGGAGTTAAATCAGAGCACGGGCACATACCATGTTGAGGGTACGGTCCCACCTGAGAAATCACAGGGAGGTTTGCCCTTTGGCAAGGCCTGTGCCCGTCGCGCACTGGAGCCAAAGCCATGAGCACCGCCAGCGACACCATCAAGCGGCTGCGCGCTGAACTGGTCCGGCTGGCCGAGGAAAACATCAAGCTAACACGCGCGCTGATCAAACGAGGAGATCAAACCGTGATCCCAAAATATCCGTTCGTCGTGATGGTGTGGCGCCGCATCGGCACCGGCAAGATCGATCAGCGCGCCAAATCTTTTGAAACACTGGACAGCGCCCATGCCTATGCCGGCACCATCCTGCGATCGTCGGCCGTGTCGCGCGTGCAGTTGTACTGCATCCTCGAGGATACCAGCCGCGACAGCCAGGGTAATGTGCTCGGCTTCGACCACTTGCAGCAGGCCACGCCTAACTAGGCGAGCGCCAGGGGTACTCGACGCGCACCCGGTCGTCTGTGACTACGCCGAGGCTCTTGGCGAGGGCCTCGGAGAGGTCCGCTGCACGTCCAGTTTCGGCCTCATGCGGCCCCCAGTCAGCAGGATGTGCCAATCGCTGCACGCCGGTCTTCACGTTGGTCACCATCGCCATCTGGCCGCTGTGGCCCAGCATTTCCTTGCTTGTGTCTTCGTACACCCAACGGCACGCCACAAAAAATACGTCGCTATCCATGCGCCGGGCTAGGCCCGTCGTGCCGGGAGGTTGATCCTTCTCGAATAGCCATGGTGCGTCGGAAAATTCATAGAAAAATGCGAGGCCCTCTGACGGCGACACCCCGGTGTCATTTTTTCCGCCAAAGGTCGAGCATGTTCCTTCCGCCGTGAACAGGTAACCCGAATCAGGATCGGGTGGTTTGATCACGCCGTCGTCGTGATCGCCCACCGTGGTGATCGCATCGGAGATCGCCTCGCACACGTTATCGAACTCATCGAAGTAGGTGATGCAGTCATTCTCATTATCCCCGAAGCAAATTTCCAGAAGTACGGCAACTTCGTTCGTGTGTGATAAAAAATAGAGCCCGCCGATCGTGTCGTCGTTCTTGGCGCCGCGGTTGGTGAAGCCGGCCTCCTCGCAGATCGCATCACAGATCGCCTCAGCATATTCGTGGCCGGCCGAGGAGGTATAAAAAACTTCAGTTCCGTGCCCTTGGCCGTTTGAGGCGTTGAAATGAATTTGCACCGAAAGATCATGCGTGCCGTTAAAGGCTTGATTGTCCCAATCAGCTATCCGCTTCAAGCATTCTTGTTGGTCGGTCGACACCGTGTCGCAGAATGTTTCAACTTCGACACCAGCCTCACGCAGATTATCCGCAACTTGCTTCACGACCTTTACATTCTCGTCGTATTCGTCCAGCCATTCGCTGGACATTCCACGGCACTTGGAAGAATGGCCCGCCGACAGGGTAACCTTCATTTGGAACTCCTATAGAATTCGCCGTGAAATTTGCGTGCGGCAGCTTCGTAAGCCGCCGCTGCGTCTTTCTTGCTGCCAAAGCATCCAAGGTGACGGCTTTCGCCATTGACATAAATTCGCGCGAACCAACGAGCGCGAGTTGGATAAACTCCACGATGACCGCTGTTGTTATTCCTGCGATGCGTCGCATTCCATTTTTGCTGTGCTTCGTTCGCTGGCCGCAGATTGCTTAATCTGTTGTTGCTCGGGCTTCCATCTATGTGATCAATCGATTCTGGGGGGGTGCGATAGGTGACAAGTTTCCAGATGATACGATGCTCCAAAAAACCATTAGAATTAATGGCAACGCCACGATAGCCATGGGTCAAGGTTCCGGCCCGTGTGCCCGCATAACGCGCGTTCCACCTCACCCAATAACTGTCTGTCTTGAAATGCCATCGTGGTCGCCGCTTCCAGCGCAGAATGCCGGTGCGGCGATTGTAGCTGAAACACTCGCGCAAATATGCTGCTGATGGTAGACGTTTGACGGGCATCGGAAGCTCCCAGGCTTTCGGTTCCAAGATGTGCCGCTCCCCTGCAACGGGGGCGGCGCATCGCCTTTATATCACGGTTGCAATGCTCCCAACAATCGCACCCGCAATTCATTCCCTGCCGGTGCTGTGCCGAGCACATCGAGCGCCACCGCAAATTCACGCAATTCCGGTTGCGCTACAGGCTGCTCGCGAGTGCCAGATCGAACCTTAAGAAAGCCCGTTGTCAGTCGCGGAACAAAAATACCAGTACCAGCCACCACCGTGTAAATGAGTTCGTGCCCATCGGGCATAAACATGTCATTGTACATTATTCCGTCGCTACTGGTTTGAAACGAGAGTGGCGCTGCACCAACCCACGCTCCAGGCATGGTTAACTTCACCACTGCGCCGGCCGAGCAGTCAACGCCGTCACTGAGCGATTGTCCGGCCTGAATTATTGGACCATTTACGATAACGAGAGGCATTGTCATTTCTCCGGTGGACAGGTGGGCGGGTTCCATTCCGTCGCGAATTTCCGCGCGCGGACGTGAGCGTTCACTGCGTTCGTCATTCCTACTTGCGCCCTTTTAGGCTGCTCGGTGTCGGGGTCTTTTT